GACAGCGGCAACGAGATCATCGGCCCCGTTCACGAACGATGCAACGTCGTCGATGGTGGGCGCCGCGGCAACCAAGTACGCAACGGGGTCAAGTGGTGGCCGCTGTAGGGGGTAGGGGGGTCGATCGTTGTGACAACGACACCCAGGACCCCAGCCCGCAAGAAAATTCCCCCGGCGCAGACCCGGGGGGACGCTCCGAAGGCCCCCGCGAGGCCGCGGGCGGCCAAGAAGGCCGCCCCGAAGCCGCCCGCGAAGGCCGTCGCGAAGAAGGCGACGACCGCGAAGCGCGCCGCGGTCAAGAAGGCCGCGCCTGCGAAGCGGGCGCCCCGATCGCGAACCCCGAAGCCGCCGGTCGACACGAAGCCGAACGTCCGAGAACCCGGCGCGGTCGAGCTGAAGGTCCGCGCGGACATCGAGGCGCTGGTCTCGGGTCATCCGATGGGCGAGGCCCTGGCGGCGATGTCCTACGCGCTCGCTCGAGGCATCGACGAAGGTCCCGAGATGATGCGCGCCGCCCTCAACCGCGAGCTGCGTCTCAACCTGGCAGAGCTCGCGGGGATGAGTGTCGGCGGGGACGACCTGGGCGCCGAGCTGTCCATCCCCGAGGGGGGCGAAACGGGGTAGGCCGGTGAGCGTCGATACGGTCGCCACCATCGCCTGCCCGCCACGGTTCGGGACACCGCGGTCACCGGACCGCGCCACCCTCGGCCCCGCCGTCGGCATGGTTGCGGCGATGCTCGGTAAGCCGCTCATGGAGTGGCAGCAGCACGTGGTGGACGTGCTGCTCGAGCTCGACCCGGACACTGGCGAGCTGGTCTACACCGACTGGACGCTCCTCGTGCCGCGGCAGTCCGGTAAGTCCATCCTGATCTTGGCGAAGGCGTCCCACCGGTGCCTGGCTACGAAGTTCTTCGGCGGCAACCAGCAGATCGCCTATGCCGCGCAGACGAAGCTGAAGGCTGTCGACAAGTTCGAGCGCGACTACGCCCGGGCGATCAAGTACGGCGCCTCCAAGATCAAGGCCAGGGCCCGCACCGGCAACTCGAAGGTCGACATCCGCTACCCGAACGGGTCACTGTTCGCGGTCGAGGCGGTCACCGAGAAGGCCGGCCACGGTGACGTCCTCGACGAGGCCTATATCGACGAGGCGTTCAGCCAGCCCGACAACCGCATGGAGCAGGCCTTCGAGCCGGCCATGATCACCAGGGCCAACCACCAGCTCGGCTCGGTCTCGACCGCCGGCTGGGAGGACGCCTCCCCCTACCTGCTCGGCAAGGTCCAAGCCGGCCGGAAGCTCGTCGAGCAGGATGTCCGGCACGGGACAGCGTTCTTCGAGTGGTCGGCGCCGGAGGACGTGGACCCGGGCGCAGTCGAGACGTGGCTGGCGTGCATGCCGGCCCTGCACCGGCCCGACTGCCCGCCTGGGTGCAGGCAGCACACGGTGGCGATCAAGACGGTGCGGGGGCTGTACGAGAAGGCCGTCCGGGAGAACAAGCTCGCCGACTTCCGCCGCGCCTACCTCAACCAGTGGCAGCGCAAGCCCCGCGAGGGCGAAGAGACCGCGCTCGGCAACTGGGCCGGATGTGGCCAGGCCGTCGAGGCGTTCCCGGACCCGCTGGCTATCGGGGTGTCCATCTCTCGTGACCGCGAGTTCGCCTCCATCGGTACGTGCGGCATGGTCGACGACATCCCGCTGGTGTCGCTGAACCAGCGCCGCGAGGGCACGGACTGGCTGGCCGGCGAAGCGGCTCGCATCAGCAAGGCCTACCGGATCCCGGTCATCGTCGACACGGGATCGAACACCGGGAAGAAGCTGGCTCAGGCGATCCGGGACGACGGCGGGACCGTCGTGGAGGCATCGCTCGACGACTACGTGGCCGCCTGCTCCGACATCTTCGACCGGGTCCGCGACAAGCGGATCATCCATCCCAACAACCAGACCTTGACCGAGCACGTCGAGTCAGCTCGGTGGCGGCCGGTCGGCGACGCGCGCCGCGTGTTTGGCCACCGCGTCTCCGCCGGGGACATCGACGGGATCGTCGCCGCGGCCCTCGCCCTGTGGGGCGCCATCACCAAGACGGCACAGCCGACCGGCTTCGCACTGACCATCGGAGGAACCGAGTGAGCAGCTACGTGCAGCGTGTCGGGGACAGGGCTCAGCAGATCCAGCCTGTCCGGATGCTGCTCGCGGTCCTGGCTTCCCCGCTGTACGCGCTCGGCTGGGTCGTGGGCCTGGTCGTCGTGGCAGTGCTGTGGCTCTTCGCTGCGACCGCGGTCGGGTTCACCGACGCGCGCGACCGCTCGAGGCGGCGTAGCTGATGGGCCTCGTCGACCGGATCAACAGCCGACTGGATGTCCAGCGCGCCGCCGACCCAGTGACCATGGAGGAGTTCGGCTACCTGCTGGGGCAGCAGGGCGGCAACAAGTCGCTCGCCGGCGTGTCGGTCACCCCCACTCGGGCACTGGGGATCACCGCCTGGTATTCCGGCGTCCGGTATCTCGCGGAGACGGTGGCATCTCTGCCGTGCTTCACGTTCCGTGACACCCCGAGCGGCCGGTCTCGCCGGGCCGACCCGGGATGGAAGGGGCGCCCCGACGTCGACGTGCCTTGGGCGTCGTGGGTTGAGTTTCAGATGATGTCGCTGCTGCACCGCGGTGACGGGTTCTCTTTCAAGCTCCGCAACGGCCTCGACCAGGTGACCGGTCTCCGATCCCTGCACCCGGACCGGGTCCGTGTCGGCCGACACCCGGACACGGGCCGCAAGGTGTTCCAGGTCCGCGACATGGAGCCGTTGTTCACCACCCGCGAGATCCTGCACATCCCCGGGCTGTCCTACGACGGTCTCCGCGGCATCGACGTCATCCGGTACCACGCAGGCTCGTTGGGAACCACCGCGGCAGCCGACGAGTACGCCGCTCGGTTCTTCGACGCCGGCTCGCACCTCAACCACTACATCCAGTTGCGCGCCGACCTCACCCGCGAGCAGGCGATCGAGCAGCGCGAGCAGTTCCAAGCCTTCCATCGTGGCCTTCAGAACGCCCACGAGCTCGGGCTCCTCGGTGGAGACGCCACCCTGAAGACCGTCGGCCTCGACCCGGCGCAGACCCAACTCCTGGAGACCCGCAAGTTCGGGATCATCCAGGTAGCCCAGATCCTGCGCATCCCGCCACACAAGCTCTACGAGCTGACCCGGTCGACGAACAACAACATCGAGCACCAGTCGATCGAGGCTGTCGTCGACTCGATCCGCCCATGGGTGGTCCGGTTCGAGACGCACATCAACTTCGACCCCGACCTGCAGCCGGTCAACAACTTCCAGGAGTTCGAGGTCGAAGGCCTGCTCCGCGGCGACATGGCCAGCCGCTATGCCGCCTACGCGCAGGGGATCCAGTTCGGCTTCCTCAACCGCAACGAGCCGCGGCGCAAGGAGAACCTCGAGCAGCACCCCGAGCTCGACCCGTTCCTCGTCCCCGTGAACATGTACGAGGCCGGGACCACCCCGCCCGTACCCGCCACCGCCGGAGGTACCCAGTGACCGACGTCAACCTGCTGCCGGAGTTGGCGCGCCGCATCGACGTGTCACGGGCCATCCCGCTCGATGACATCGCGATCCGCTCGGGCGGCGACGGCCGGACCGTCGTGGCCTACGCCTCGGTGTTCACGCCCTACGAGGTTCGCGACCAGGACGGCCACTACGAGGAGCGGAACAACCCGGCGCTCTTCACCCGGACCCTCTCCCACGGCGACCCGTCGCGGTTCCAGGTGCTCTTCAACCACGGCATGACCATCCAGGGAACCCCGTCGGAGAGATACGCGATGCCGCTCGGTGTCCCGCTCGACGTGAAGGTCGACGGCCGCGGTCTCCTCACGGTCGTCCGCTACTCGAAGACCCCCCTCGGTGAAGAGGTGCTCCAGCTCATCCGCGACGGTGCCATCCGTGCGATGTCGTGGTCGGGACAGTGGATCAGGTCCCGCCGCGCCGGCACGTCGCCGACCAGTGGACTGCCGATCATCGAGCGGATGGAGGCGACCTTGCGAGAGTTCGGCCCAACCCCGTTCCCGATGGCCGCGTCTGCTGAGATCGTCTCCGTCCGATCCGTCACGAGCCTCCTCGCTGAGGTCGACGCGCTTTCCGCCGACGAGCGCCAGGCGCTCCTCACCCAGCTTTCCGTCACCCCGGCCGATCCCGACGCAAGTCACATCGAGCCTGGCCCGACGGGAGAACCCGACACCCAGTCCCCGCCCGCCGATCCGGCACCGGTGACAGGCCCGTCGATCGACCAACTAGCCAACGACCAGCGCCGCCGACGCGGCGAAGGAAGGAAGTAGTCATCATGACTGCCCCCACCACGGTCGCCGAGCTCACCGACGAGCGCGCCCGCGTGCTCAACGAGATCGACGACATCCTCAACACGGCCCGCGAGGCCGGCCGCTCCGTCCTCGAGGACGACGAGCGCACCCGTCACGACGGTCTGGTGACCCGCTCCCAGGAGCTCGACACCGCCATCGCCGCCGCCGAGGTCGCCGACGGCGACGCCCAGCGGTTCCAGGCGCAGGCTGCCCGCACGGTCGCCTACGTCGCCCCCGCCCCCAACGGCCCCATCGCCGACCGGCCCGCCGCGCGCTCGCTGAACGAGCTGCTGTGGGCGACCGACGAGGAGGTCGCCGCCGGGTCCTTCACGAAGGACATGTTCCACCGGTCCGGCGCCATGAACAGCGTCGAGCAGGTCGTGGTTCGCAACTCTGACGGCGACGCCGTTCAGGCCCCGCGCATCACGGAGTTCGCTCCTGAGCACCGCGGCGCGGTCCGGTCGTTCCAGAAGGCCGTTGCCGACATGGCGCTGTTCGGCCTGATGGTCGACAAGCACGCGAAGACCTCTTCGGAGGGCTTCGAGGTCGCGCGCGGCCACAAGCTGTTCCGCGACCGCTGGCAGTCCGTCTGCCGTGCCATGGACGTCGACACCGCCGCCGAGGGCGGCAACTGGGTGCCCACCGGCATCGGTGCCGACCTCCACCAGAAGGTCCGCGCGGCCGGCAAGGTCTCGGCGCTGTTTACTCGCATCGACCTCCCCACGAACCCGTGGAAGTGGCCGATCGAGGGCGCCGACGCCACCGCCTACCGGGTGGCCGAGCCGACCGGTGACACCGAGTCGAAGATGACCGCGTCCACCCCGGGCACCCTGGCTGCAACGTTCGACGCCGAGATCTTCGGCGCCCGATCGCTGTTCTCCCGGTCACTCGAGGCCGACTCGGCTCTGGCGATCCTTCCGTTCGTGCGGAGCAAGATCGTGCAGGCCTTCGTCGACGCCGAGGAGAAGGCGATCCTCGACGGCGACACCGACGGCACCCACCAGGACTCCGACATCGGCGCCTCCACCACTGCGGCCGTCACCGCGTGGGACGGGCTCCGGAAGAAGGCCCTCGCCAACACGTCGCAGGCCACCACGGCCACGTCGGCGGCGAACCTGGCGCTGATCCGGAAGGCGATGACGAAGTGGGGCGTGAACCCCAACGACCTCGCCTTCATCGTCGGGGTCTCCGCGTTCCACGCGCTGGTCGCGGACACGACCCTCCTGACGGTCGACAAGATGGGGCCGCAGGCCACCATCCTCAACGGTCAGGTCGGCTCGATCTACGGCGTCCCGGTCATCGTGTCCGAGCACGTCCGGGAGAACCTGAACGCCTCCGGTGTCTACGACGGCATCACCACGACCAAGACCTACAACCTCTGCGTGAACCGCGGGGAGTGGGCCATGGGTCAGCGGATGGCGCTCGACGTCGAGGTGGATGACTCGATCTACCGCGAGACCTACCAGCGTGTGCTGGTCGGGTTCATGCGGGAGGACTTCCAGTCCATCACCGACACGGCCGGCAACGAGGACACCTCGATCGGCTACAACGTCACGCCGTGACGCATCAGGGCGGGGCGGGCGCATTCGACTTGGATGCGCTCGTCCCGACCCTGGCCTACAAGCCGGGGTGGTCGTTCAAGATCGGCGGACCAGCCAACCGGTTTCTGTGCATCTTCGCCACCACCCCCGACTCTCTCGCACCGGAACGGCAGCGCACCACCCAGCACATGTTCGAGATCCCGCCACTACAGGATCGTCGCGCCGCGATGCGCTGGGTGTTCGACCGGCTCCTCGACTGCGAGCTCCACGAGACCGGCGAGTTCTTCCAGGTCGGATCGTTCCGGCCGTTCTTCCCGAACCACCAAGACGAGGGCAGCCCCTACGTCATCGTCGAACGACAGGAGACACCATGACCGACCTCGCTCCCCCCGCCGCTGGCCTGCGGAACATCGCCAACCGCAGCAAGTCCCCCATCCACACGGGGGTCGTCATCCCCATGGGTGCCGAGCTCGAGGTCTCCGACGACGCCGTCGCTGACCAGCTGGTCGCGGCCGGCCTCACCGACGAGACCCCTGTGGCCGAGGATGCCGCGAGCAAGCCCGCCCGCCGCACCAAGAAGGCGCAGGGCTGACGATCCGCCATGACCAACGTCGTCGGGCTGGACTACGCCAAGCCGATCCTGAACTTCCAGGGGACCGTCGATGACGACCTCCTGGAGACCGTGATCGGGCAGGCGGAGGCGATCGTGGTCGAGAAGTACGGTCCGCTCGTGGCGACGGCGCTCACCAAGCGTGTCATCGCGCGCGGCGGCAAGCTGGTCTTGCCGGTCGTACCGGTCATCTCGGTCACCACGGTCACGGCCGTTCAGTCCGGGACCGTGGTCGACGTGACCGACGCCAACCTGGTGAACCTCCGGGCCGGCGTCATCGCGGTCACCGGGGTCAGCGATGGGGTCGCCTTCGACGTCGCCTACCAGGCCGGACGCACCACCACTCCGGAGGCGCTGAAGCGTGTCGTCGTCGAGACGGCGCGCTACCTGTGGCGTCCCCTCCAGGGGCCGGTGGTCAACGGCCAGACGGTTGACGCCAGCATGGCAGCCCTGCGGATGGCCGAGATGCTGGCGGCGCCCTACCGTGCGGGCGGGTTCGCCTGATGGTCGTGCTGTTCTCGGTCGGCGCCCAGCTCATCGACGCGATCACCGCCGCGGCACAGGACGCACTCCCCTACGTGCTGGTCAAGGACGGCTTCGTAGCGCCGACCGGCCCCGGTGACATCCTGATGGTCGGCTACGACGACGACGGGGTGCCGGCGATCACCATGCGCCACGACTTCGTCAACGGCAACCTCGACGGGATCATCGAAGAGGAAGCCGACATCATCTGCACCGCCGCCTCCTGGATCGGGAACCCCGACGACCAGAAGACCCCCCGTGACGCCGTGTTCGCGATCGCCACGGCCATCGCGAACCTCTGCCGGATCCGTGGCGGCACCGACCCGGCCTTCGGCGTCGAGCGCGCCATGTGGACTCTCTGCGGCTCCGAGAGTGAGTCCCAGTTCGACCAGTGGGGCGCAGACGGTGGCCGAGTCGCCACCCTCAAGTTCCGGATCCACTACAAAGCCCGACCCTGAAAGAGGCATGACATGGCCAAGGTGAAGAACGTCTCCGGCGACGCCTGGGTGGACGCCGAGACGAACACGCGCGTCGCGAAGGGCGGGACCCTCGAGATCCCCGACGGCCGCGCGTGGGGCTACTGCCAGATGGAGAGCATCTGGAAGGCCGCGGACAAGGCCACCGCCGAGCTGGCGGAGGAGCAGCGCGCAGCGATCGCGGCGCTGGAGAACCCGGGACCCGTCGTCGACGAGGCGCCCGTCGAGCCGGCCGTTGTGCCGGAGAACGTGGAGGGCTGATCCGTGGCGATCGGTTCGGGCGCTGGCGCCTACTTCGGCATTTCCCCTGAGGTCACCTGGGGCACCTACGTGGCCCCGACCCGGTTCCTGCCGGGCAACTTCACTCTGAAGCCTGAGCACCAGGTCATCCCCGTCGGCGGGTACGCCGCGGCTGGCCGGCTCGCCCCGCTGGACGAGCTGGAGACCCTGCTGTGGGGTACCGGCCACTACGAGGGCGAAGTGCTCCGCACCGGGATGGGGATGCTGCTTCAGCACATCACGGGCGGCTCCGCTGTCCCGGTGCAGCAGGCCGCGACCGCGGCCTACCTCCAGACCCACGTCGTGGGCGACAACTACGGCAAGGGCCTGTCGGCTCAGGCGGTCGTCCCGAACACGGCGGGCACCCTGTACCCCTTCACCCTGTACGGCGGGAAGGTCACCACGGCGACGTTCTCGTGCGCGAAGGGCGAGTCCCTGAAGGTCGCCGTCGACCTGTGGGGCAAGAAGGTCGACCAGATCCAGACGTCGGCCGCCGCGGGCTATTCGGCGACGCAGGCGGCGCTGCCGTTCAACTGGACCCAGATGAACCTGAAGCTCGGGACCTACGCCTCTGAGGCCGCGACCTCGGGCGTGAAGGGCGTCTCCGCGACCATCGGCCGCTCGTTGAACGCCGACGACACGTTCTACGCCGGCGGGCAGGGCTACCCCTCGGAGGCGGTCATGGCGGCCGGCGACCTGGAGTCCCTCATCCCGATCACCGGGACCATCGACATCGACCTGATGACGAAGGCCGAGTTCGTGGACCGGTTCACGGGCCACACGTCGACGTCGATGGTGTGGGACTTCATCGGCGCGACCGCGATCGCGTCGACCTACTACCCGACCTGGTCGCTGACGTGCCCGAAGGTCTACTTCGACACCGCCGGGATCGACGTGTCGGGTGCGAACGTGGTCGGCGTGTCGGTGCCGTTCAAGGCGTTCGTCGACACGACCAACGGCTACGGGACCATCAAGTACATGTCGACTGACACCGCTATCTGACGATGGCCTACCGTCCGATCTCGCAGGCGTCCCACGACCTGGCTGTACTGGCTGACCTGTTCAAGCAGGCCGGTCGTGGGGACCTGCGGCGGATGCTGCTCGGTCGGATCCGGACGGCGGGGAAGCCGACCGTCGCGGCCGTCCAGGCGAAGGCGTTGGCGACTCTGCCCCGCAGGGGTGGGTTCGCTGAACTGGTGGCTGCGAACGTCGGTGTCCGGTCGTCGCTCTCGGGCAGCGGTGCGATGGTCCGGGTCCGGC